CTGCAGACTGCCTACGTACCCGGTCGGAACAGTAGCACCGGCCTGACGATAAGAGACGGCAGATTCAGCTTCGATGAAACGAACTTCGTGCATTGCACCAACTTCACCTTCGGCAATGGAGCCAGCATCGGCGTACTTGTGAACCGGAATGAACACAAATTCTTTCTCGTAGCTTGCACCACGGGTTAGAATTTCAAGGTCCGCTTTGACATCTGCACCGATAACGGCATAGTAAGCCTTGGCGACCGGAGTCGTACCAATCTTGGTAGCACCAGAAACCATGGAAGTGTTCTTCTTGGCACGGTTGCGAACAAGCTTGCGAACAGCACCACGCACGAGGTCATAGCTGACTTTGTAAGCAGAGTCAGTAGAACCGTCAGCAGCTACGCCAGTACCAATGGTACCCAGAGAAGTTGCCACACCAGAGTACATGACAGTACCGGTACCCAGCATATCCAGTTGCAGAAGGTCTTCCCAACGCTGGTTAGCCATTACGCCCAGTTCTTCACGATAGCGAACCTGGATGGCATCTTCAGAGAACAGATCGACTTCATCAGTGTATTCCATCATCTCGCCGTAGCGGNANAGAGNGGTTTCCACAGTGATCTTCTTGAGCAAGCGCTGATTGACAGCACCGGCACCTTCGGCCAGGGAGGCGTTAGTCAGTGCAGTGTTAACTTCGTCCAGNGAACGAGAAGTCAGATAACCGTACTTGGTAAAGTCTGCAGTAATAGCACCGCTAGTATCGAATTGCTCGCGGTCGTACATATGCAGGAATTTGCTGATTTTGAAGGTTTTACCCATCTTGGTCGGCATATCTTTGCGGGAAGCAAACTGTTGATAGACGTTGACAGCGTTGGCAGCTTTGATGCCAGCACGATCGTAGAAATGAACAATGGTATTCGCACCGCCTGTAGCAGTACTGGTACCGTTACCATAAACATTAGTAGCCATTTGTGTTTCCTTTTTTAATTAATGTCTTTACANNGTATCTTTAAGATTCTTGTACCATTCATTGAATGACTCATCAGAATCCTCTAGATAATCCGTTACCCCTTGAGGCTTACTGGGACCCGGTTTCGTCGGGGCAGCAGCCTTTCGCTTTGCAGAAGCTTGTTCAGTAGCCTTGCGTTGAGCTTCCTGTCGCTTTACCTCTGCGACTTTCTGAGCTTTCTGCTGGGTTTCCTGTGCCCTTTTATTCGATTTCTCGACTTGCTGGGCATTACTTTCATGCTCGGCCAACTCTTTGAAGTACTCCTGAGCAGCTGACTTGTAGTAATCCAGATCAGAACGACGNCCACCTTCAAAAAGCTTCATTTTTTCAGCAATCGGCTGTACCTTGTCGTACATGCCTGTCTTGACATCCATGTGAAGCAGCTTGATCAGNTGGGGATCCTTTGACATCTCGCTCCANGAGTTGTCATCCCATTCGTTCGATAGAATCTTTTGAGTTACGCTGTACTCCTGGTCTCGACTGATCTCGTCCACAACGTCTTTGATCGCCAGAGTACCTTCGTCTCGACCATAACTTTTGGGTACGTAGCTGTTATCGTTGCTGTCCAAGTCGAGGGTGTCCACACCTGTTCGCTTAAGTACAGCGGCAATAGCCGCCTTATCCCCCTTCAGCACATCAATCATAAGACTTACATCATTATGATTCAGTTTCGATTGCTCGATAGCATCAATAGTCTTTCTCCAAGGCTTGATCGCCTGCATCTTCCGGGTATAGTCCATGGCTTGGCCAAAGATTTTCGGAAATTGCTGCATGATCTCGTCCTGCGAGAACTCATATTCTTTGCCATTAGCACGATACTTCAGTTTCTGTGCTGGTTGCTTAGTTTCAGCAATATTCTCTGCCTGCTCATCAGTTTGTTCCTCATCTAGGTCAGCATCCCCGTCAGGACTTTCTTTCCCAGAATCAGAAGCCTCTTCGCCTGCTTCGTCAATCGCATCTTCACCGCTAGTCAGATCGGAATCTTGAGAGTTATCAAGGTTTTCCAGATCATCCCCGGTAGCAGTCTCATCGACTACTGCCTCAAAATCTTCGGTGCTAATTTCTTCACCGCTATTCATATTCATTTTAGCGTCACGAAAAGCTGTTTCCAGCTCCTCGTCACTCATGTCGTATAGTGCATCACTCATCAATCAGCCCCTCACTCTTCGTCATCTTCCGGGGTCACCATGCTCTTGATGGTAATGAAGTAATCCTGCAGATTGGAAATTGCAATCAAGCGTTCCATAATTTCTGGGCGAGTACCTGTTTTGCGTACATAATCAGTTGCAAGCATACTGGTCTGGTTAATCGCAAAATCTTTAAAATAGCCTTCAAGAACCAGCTTCTGGAAATCTTTGTTATCTTCCAGGCGTTCGAGGCATTCTTTCATACTTAACCAATACTGGTTTTCAATTTCAATCAGTTGATTATCAGTTGCAGGAGTGTTCATTCAGAGTTTCCTTAATTGTTGATAAGTTAAAGTTAATAGACAATTTATACTGTCCCATAGTTATTTTAAATACTTCTAATTAAATGTCAATAACTATTTGTTTTTAGGTTTCTTACACTTTCCCTGAGTCATCTTTTTTCCTTTTTTCTCTTTTTTAATCTCAGCATAATGGTGAATGACATTTTGTCCTTCCCCATTACCATAAGTCTGTGCCANTCCCTGCTCCATATTACACCATAGCTGATGCAGCAAGACCTTCAGGTCCNATAGCGGTATTACCCATGCCCTGTGGTTTTACCTGCGCCTGCCTCTGCATCGTCCTGAGAGCTTCCTCTACCATCTTGGCAGGAACACCAGCAGCCACCAGGTCTTCGGGAGTAACGCCCTGCATAAGCAACATAACCAATTCTTCCATAGTCGGCATTTGTTGACCTGCATTACTTGTACCTACTTCTGTTGCTTGTTGTGCTAATCCTTCGTTCATATTTTCCTCTCACATGTTTTCTAATATTTAATGACAACGATTACTTTTATAGCTTCGTTGTGTACTGTGCCCTATCCTTGTCTTTCTGCATGGCCTCAAAAGCCCTTTCATCAAGACGGGCTTTATGGCGAATAACTTCCATATCTAGGGTCCGTTCATGATCAACTCCTGCATCCATCTGCAGGAATGTCATGTCTTCGATATCTGCCTTACTGTGGAGCACTCGGGTCTGAGCTTCGTCTTTCATGGCTCGAGCTGTCTTCATACGCTGATCTACCGCATTTTCTTCAGCAATGGACTGATTACGGGTAATCTCAGATTGAAGCTTCATGTTTTCCAGTTGGAGACGTTGAATTTCCAGTTGCTTGAGTTGTTCCTGCATAGGGTCTTGTTGCGGCTGGTGGGAACGAATCTTCTCCGCCTGATCCGGCATACGAGACAAATCGAGTACCTGAGCCATTAGCTCTTTGGTAATCTCTGGATCGATGTTGTTACCTAGGGTTTGAAGAAGGAAGCTCAGTTCTTGTGCCTTGGCTGCTTGATCTTCTGCCGTGGCAATGGTCAAATCGATGTCGATCTTGCCGTCCAGATCATCCTTGCGGATAGGGACAAATTGATCATTGGTAATACGCACCACTTCTTCATCTTCGAGGAACTCGCTGTTATAAGACATCCATTTGCGAAGCATAGGTTTAACCAAGTTCTCGGCTATGTTCCTCACTAGGTTCATGCGTCGTACAGAAGTCGCATCCATAGCACCTCTAGCTGCGGTAGCCGTGGAACCTAGGGAAGACCCATTGATACCTCCGCTGAAGCTCTTGGTACCTGTCAGGGACTCAATCTCATTATTCATTAGTCCGATAACATCAAATGCACTGTTAGGCAGACTGTTGTAAGAACCCTGCCAGAAGTCTTGAGGAGTTCCATTGAATTCAAAATTCTTGCCTTGTAACCATTTTTTACGGTTGACTTGATCCAAAGCTCCTTTACGAATACCGATTTGTCCATTGTTGGATTGGGCCATGTTATCAATGATGCCACGCAAGATGGCTGTTTTGATCTTTTGGTTATCTCCGATCAGTTCAGCATTAGCTTCTCCGTACATCTGGAAAGGCACGGCATTAAAAGGCACTACGATAAACGGAGGCTTGCCATCTGGGTACGGGTTGCTCTGAAGACGAATAATAGTATCGTTAACCCAAGAGCATACAATTGGTTCTGCAATGCCGTCTTCATTGACGTCATAATTGCCCCAGTATTCATATACAATGATTTTTTTGCGAGGATCATCTTCAAACTGGAATCGAGTTTCATCTTGTGGACGGTAATCGTAATCATAAGTACCTGCACCCAGGGACTTAGAAACATTATCTAGGTTCTTATAACGTCCGTCTTTGCGTAGAGTGCTGATGTCAGTCTCATAGCGGTAGATGATGAATTGGCACTTGTCCATGTCATCTTCACAAGTAGGATCAATATAAATATCTTCATTACGACATACACGGGCTGTAGGTTGGTTCTTCTTGACCATAACCTGCTCGACTTCTTTAGTCGTAAGGTACTCTTCTCCAAACTCATTGACAGCAATGGTTTCCACTTCTGTCGTGACTTTCTCATCTTGGTAATCCCATCCCGCTTGGATAACTACCGTACCTTCTCGATCCAGTACCTTGATGGCTTTGGCCATAAAGTTGTACCTATCGAATTTCCTGCAGAATTGAGTATTGAGAAGAAGCTCGTTCTGTCGTGCAGCTTCCGCATCTTCAAAAGTAATAGGAAGGCACTTGACGATATTCGAACTACTGACAAAAGGATCGATAATACCGGCATGCTGCCATTCAGATTGTTTCTTGATATCCTTAGATACAATAGCGGACTTGCCTTCTTGTTCGTTACCGTAAGGTCTTCCGTCAAACTGAGAGATATACTCGAGACGTTTCATGTCCCAAGTTTTCTTCAAAGGTTCTGCACTCTTGCGGTCTGCCTGCAGAGCTCTAAGTAAACGTGCCTTATCTACTGCCATGTTATATAACGCCTATTACTTAAGGTTTTCTAGTTTATAGATAGCACGATAATACAGTGCTAGGATAGGATCAACCATGCTCTGTAACATTGCGTCATTTTTGTCACACAGCTTATAACGATTATCTTCAATCCACTTAGTATGGGATTTAAAAGTTTCCAAAGCAGTAGGTTTAGATTCATTACTCATTCGAGGAATATCTTTAAGTACACCATGCTTGCCTTGATAAGTTTCTGCCATGGCATCTACAAGTTCTACCAATTCAATATAAAAATCTTCAAGAGCTTCGTGTTCTGCATAGCTTTTCGAAAGAAGATGGAATTTATGAGCTTGATCCCTGCTCAAAAACAACAAAGCAATAAATTTATCCATGAATATTACCGTATAAGAATTTTTTCTATTATACCATTTATTATATAGACAACCTAAGTTTGTTGCTTAGGTGATTTGCTATTTAATCTCCACTTATCCAAGCTCCGGAATCCGAGATAGGCAGCGGCTGGTGCGAGCAAGAATGCTGAGAGTTCTGCTACAGCACCGACATAAAAAGTCCTGTAGCCTTGAGTCCTTCAAAACCAATAACGTAAATAGCTGTAGCATACCAGCTCTGACGAGCAATCATGGGACGAGTATGACGAACATATTCATCTTCAGCATTGTCACCTGAACGAATAGTTTCTTGAGTTTCGTGATGTTCTACTTGCTTGTCTTTAAGTTCTAGTTCCGCCATGCTCTGAATGTGGTTACGAATACTAGCCTCATTCTGGTAAGCGAGTTCTTTTAGCCGAAGCAGGGTTTCAGGATTAGTCTGTAGTTGCGCAAAAACCTTGTCAGGATCTCCAGCACCAGTAGCACTGCTCACCATAGCCACTCCTGCAGCAACAGCCCCAGGAACGTTCCCAGTAAGAAGAGAACCGACAAGTGCAGCACCGGGTGCAGCATTCTCTTTCAACCATTCTCCTACATCTGACCAATTCATGAGATATTCCCTAATCTAGAAATGAATTCTGCTGCTCGCCTCATCCATCCATGAGCAAATGCAGCTTGTGTATTGTTCTTAGTGATAATGCGCCCATACTCTATAACACGTTCTGCCATCAGGTGAGCCCCTAGTTCTCGTGTCTCCATTTCTGCGATGGACGCAATAGTTTTAGGGCCAAGTATTCCATCGTCCTTGGTACCTACTGCTCGTTGCAACATACGAACAGCGGAATTTGTTCCATGATTAACACCCATATCAAATAACATTTCAACAATTAGAGGGTGAAGATTCGATAAACGAGCAAATCCAGGTTTGTTCCAGTATTCAGATCGGTAGATATCGCGAGCTTCATCAACAGCTATAGATTCTACATCTAGCGCAGTAACTGATGTCTCTCTCCACCTGGAAAGGGTCTTTAAGGTAATTCCGAAATTTGTAGGTCCACCACGGTCAGAAGGGTGATTGATATAACCACCCTCTCTTTGCAGAACTTTTTCAATTAAGGTTTCAAGTATCATATGTATATTCTAAAGAGTTATAGAAACTGTTCCAAATTTTTGAGAAATTAGTCACTAACATTCTCATTGTATACTAACTCCAATCCAGCAAGTAAGGTACCAATGCTAGTAAACATACCATTAGCCCGACGTAACCATTCGTCAGAAACGTCATGTTCCTTGTCAGTATACTGAATGATTCCCATACCAAAAATCTTTCCTCGTGCATCTACTACTGGGAAAAAGTAAATGGATTTGGTATTAAATGAAGAAAGCTGTTCATACAATCCACGCAACTCAGG